AACCCCACAATTTGCTTATATTTTGATATCAGCTTATGCTTTTGCAAAATATCCAGCAGAAACAAGACTTTCTTATGTTAGAAAATTTTACGATGCTATTAGTAAACATAAAATTAATCTTCCAACACCAGTAATGGCAGGAGTTAGAACATCTAGCAGAAATTACGCTAGTTGCTGCTTAATTGGAGTAGACGATACAAAAGATAGCATTACTGCTAGTGCTACTGCAGTTAGTATGGCTACTGCGAATAGATGTGGAATTGGAATTGATATAAGTAAGATTAGAGCTATTGGATCTTCTATTAAGAATGGGGAAGTTGTACATACTGGTTTAATTCCATTTTTAAAAATCTATGAAAGTAGCGTAAAGGCATGGCAACAAAATGGATTGAGAGGTGGTAGCGCAACCTGCAATATTCAATGGTGGCATTATGAAATTGAAGATATTGTTGTATTGAAAAATAATGCAGGAACAGATGACAATAGAGTTCGTAAACTTGACTACACAGTTGGTATGAGCAAGTTATTTTATGATAGAATCTTAAAAGATGAAGATATTACTCTATTTAATAATGCAGAAGTTCCAGAGCTTTATGAGGCATGGGGAACAAAAGACTTCGATAAAGTATACAAAGAATGTGAATCTAAAAAATTAAAATTAAAAAAGAAAATGTCTGCTCGCAAACTATTCTCTCTTATTATTAAAGAAAGAGTTGAAACTGGTAGAATTTATATTTTAAATGTAGATCACGCAAACAATCACGGAGCATGGTTAGATAAAGTCACAATGAGTAATCTTTGCACAGAAGTTATTCATCCTACTATTCCATTAAATGATTATCACGATAAAGAGGGCGAAATCGGAATGTGTATTCTTTCAGCGGTAAACATGCTAGAAATAAAAAACTGGCAAGATCTTGAGAAGACCTGCGATCTTATCGTAAGATTTCTAGATGAAATCATTGAGCTTCAAGATTATTTTAATATTGCTGCTGAAAATTTTGCTAAAAAAAGAAGAAGCCTTGGAGTCGGAATTACAAATCTGGCAGCTTTCTTGGCGAAAAATGAATTAAAATATAGTTCAGACAAAACACTATCTGTAGTTGATGAATGGATGGAGCATTTTCAATATTATCTATTAAAAAGTAGTCTTGAATTAGCTAAAGAAAAAGGCAAATGCGATAAGTTTGATAGAACCAAATATTCAAAAGGTATACTACCTATTGATACATACAAAGATAAAGTAGACGAATTAGTTAAAAGAAAATTATCTCTTGATTGGGATAAACTAAGAAAAGATATTAAAGAATTTGGCTTGAGGCATTCTACATTATCTTCTTGTATGCCCTGCGAAAGTAGTTCAGTAATTCAATGCTCAACAAATGGAGTCGAACCTATTCGTAGTCTTATAACATATAAAACCAGTAAAATGGGTAAACTTCCAGTTATGGTTCCAGGAATTGGTAAATATGATGATAATTATGAATTAGCTTATGATCTTAAAGACAATAGCGGACTATTAAAAATCAATGCAGTTATTCAAAAATATATTGACATGGCCATATCAACTAATGTATACTACAACTATAGCCATTATGAAAACAACATATTACCAGATGCAAAGGTTATGAAAGAGCTTATTTATGCTTATAGCCTTGGGTTAATTAGTTTATATTATAATAACACAGATGATGGTGATAAAGAGCAGTCTTTAAATCAAAAAGAAGATAGAGATTGTTCAAGCGGTGCGTGTAAACTATAATCCATGAAGACTGTTTTAAATTTTAAAAACATAGACACCACTAAACAACCATTGTTTCTTGGAGAAGACCTTAATCTTCAAAGATATGATCGTTTTAAGTATCCAATATTCTTTGAATTATTTAAAAAGCAAAATGAAAATTTCTGGTGGCCTCATGAAATAGCACTAGGAAAAGATAGAAGTGACTATAAAAATTTAACTGACACAGAAAGATTTGTATTTGATAGCAATTTAAGATTCCAAACTCTTGGAGACAGTATGCTTTCTCGTAGTATTCATTCCTTGAAAGATTATGTCAGTAATCCAGAACTTGAAATTTGCATGAATACTTGGGCGCAATTTGAAGGTATCCATAGTTATTCTTATTCTTATCTTTTGAATAATGTATATCCAGATGCTACTAAATTCTTTGATAGCATTATGGAAGATAAAGAAATTACAAGTCGTGCTGAATTAATTAGAAATAATTTTGATAAGATTCTTGGAGATGACGAAAAGAAAGATCCTAAACAAAAGATTTTTGATGCTATTCTTTCTATTAATGTAATGGAAGGACTTGTGTTTTATGTTTCTTTCGCTTGTTCTTTCTATTTCGGATATCGTGGTAAAATGGAAGGTAACTCTAAGATTATTAAATTTATTCAAAGAGATGAAGCTTTACATTTTGCAGTCAGTCAAAACTTAATTAAAATCTTAAGAGAAGAAGATAAAGAAGGTTTTACTTCTATAGTTAAGAAAAGTGAAGACAAAATTTACGCTTTTTACGAACAAGCAGCTAAAAATGAAAGCGAATGGTCTAAATATCTATTTAGCAATGGCAGTTTACTTGGATTAAATGCTGAAGTGTTAGATGGTTATTCTAAATGGTTGTGTGACTCTAGGCTAAGAAGCCTTGGCTATAAGAAGATATTTAATCAAAAAGATAATCCTATATCTGGATGGCATGATAGTTATCTTGACAGTAGTAAAGTTCAAGTTGCACCTCAAGAAACAGAGATTTCTAGTTATAAGGTTGGGGCAAGGAAAACCGATATCTCTGATGATGATTTTGGTGATTTAAAGCTATAATATCTATTCAATTAATGTGTAATTATCTATGTGAATTTAGATATTACATTGCTATTTAATCTTATTTTAGGAGCATTATCCTTTTTAGGTGGATGGTTATTTACTAGAGTATTTTCACTTTTTGACAAACAAGAAAGTCTCATGAAAGAGATTAACGATAAAACTTTTAGTGATTTTATAACTTTAAGAAAAGAAATGGAAGCAGAAGGCAGAAAACACCAACAAGAAATTTCAGATTTAGCTTTAAAAATTTCAACTACCTATGTTACAAAAGAATCTTTTGATGATTATTTTGATAGAATCGAAAAGAAACTAGATCGTAATTTTGACATAATACAGCAACACTTAATAAATAAAAAATAATCTTTACATTAGTTTAATATATTAGTATCATCATAATGATGGTCAATTATGTAGATATTATATTTGGTTTAGCTTGGGGTGATGAAGGAAAGGGTAAAATAAGTAATGCTATTAGTAAAAATTATGATGCTGTTTGTCGTTGGAATGGTGGCCCCAATGCAGGTCATACAGTTTATCTCAATGATAAAAAATATAAAACTCATATTATTCCTTGTGGAGTTTTCCAAAATAAACTTAGCATCATTGGTCCAAATTGTGTTATCAATATTGACAAATTTTTTGACGAAATAGATTATCTTAAAAAAGAAGGATTTGATACATCATTAATCAAAGTTAGTCCAAAAGCTCATATAATTACTGAAAGACATATCCAATATGATCTTAAATTTTTAAAACCTAAACTCGGAACAACTGGTCAAGGAATTGCTCCTGCATACGCCGATAAAGCTTTACGAATTGGAAGGCTTGCTGGAAATTATCTAGATAAAAAATATATTTGGGATGGCGAACTATATGGCAATATTCTTTGTGAAGGGGCTCAAAGTTTTTGGCTAGACTTAAATTATGGAAACTATCCTTATGTTACTAGTAGTGAAACGCTACCTTATTCAGCTTGTTCGCTAGGATTTTCTCCTAAAAAAATAAGAGATATTATTGGTGTTGCTAAAATTTATGATACTAAAAGTGGGGTTGATCCTCTCTTTTCAGAATCGTTATGGAATGATCAATATCTCAATAAAATCATAGAACTTGGTAAAGAATTTGGATCAACTACTGGTCGCAAAAGAATAGTTAATTGGTTAAGATTAAATCACTTAAAACAAGCAGTTAAAATTTCTGGCACAAATAAATTAATCATAAATAAATGCGATATCTTAGAAGATATTAATAAATATAAAATTATAACAGATGACGAAAAAGGACCAAGTCATATTGACTTTATTAATTTTGATTCAATGAAAGAATATATAGTAACCCAATTACAAGAATATTGCGAAATAGTATTCTCTGGAAACAGATCTTCAATTTAATAGTGTAAAATATTATGTGAGTAATCAAAGTGAAGCTCTAGCTATTTGTTCTGAATTTGCAGAAGAATATGGAATTGATTCAAAAGATAATAATAAAATTATAGTTTATATGAAAAGTGAATATATTAACGAATTAAAAAATATGCTTGAAAATAAAAACTATAAATTAAAATCTTTTCAAGTATATGGTGATGAAGCAATAGTATATTTTGTTCCTAATAAACGAAGATAAGAGCCAGAAATCGGATTCGAACCGATGACCTACGGTTTACAAAACCGTTGCACTACCGCTGTGCTATTCTGGCTTAATCAAAACTGGAGAATGTTGTGGAATTTCTATCAGATTTTGATCGTTTTTAATTTTCTCTAAATCTGCTGTTCTTTTTCTTAATTCACTAGAAGAATAAATATGACCACGTTTATGATAGTGAAGTTCAATTCCATTTTTAATACAATAATCTTTTCCAGTAAAATCTCTATTTAAATATTCTTCACTCAAAAATCTTATATCTATTTTTTGAGTCATTATTAATTGAAGGAGATCAAATTCTGTACTATAAACCAATATTTCATCTACATATTTACAAGCTTGCAATTGAACATATCTTTCATATATACTTTGAATTGGTTTATTCTTAATTCCTGGCCTATCAATTGTTGGGTCTACTTGTAAAGCAACTTTTAAATAATCACATAAATCTTTTTCCATTCTTAACATTGTTACATGACCAGCATGAAGCATGTCAAAACTACTACAATTAAAACCTATTTTCATAATATATTATATTGACTTTATTATAAAATTTATATAATATATTAATATGAAACTGTTGTTATCATATATTTTATATTTTATAGGCGATATCATAAGTAGAACACTAATGTTTTGGGGTTATGGATTTAAAATTTATAATAAAGTAATGCTATGGAGCGTAGATTTAGACAATCAAGGAAAAATTTGGAAACGCGTTAAACCCAAAAGGAAAAAGAAAAATGTTAAAAAAAATTCTAGAATTCATTGATGGAGTATTTGAAGAAGAAAAAGAGCAACCAGTATTAGGTACTCTTTATAAGATCAAAGGCGAAGCTTTACCATTTAGATATATCAGATTTACTAACGAAGTTTATTCAAATAAACGAGTATATCATTTTAAACATCATCAATTAAAAGAATATAAATTTAATAATCTTTCTAAGGTTGAAAGAAAAGCTAATAAAGAAGAAGTAAGAATATATAATCTAATAAAAGATCATGTAAATGAAGTTGCAGAGAATAATTAATATATTTTTCCCAAATAACTCAATGGTAGAGTACCTCGCTGTTAACGAGGCTGTTCTAGGTTCAAATCCTAGTTTGGGAGCATTGGAACGATGGCTGAGTGGTCTAAAGCAGAAGTTTACTAAACTTCCGATGGTTAACTCTATCCGTGGTTCGAATCCTACTCGTTCCGTTTTATTTAAATCTATAATCATTAGATATGATAAATCAAGATGCACTAGATAAGTATAAGAAAAATTTTAAACATATTCGAGGATGGTTTCATTTTAATTTTATAGAAGAATTTTTTAAATTAGACGCAATACATCAAGAAAAAAATATAAAAGGGAATATCCTAGAGATTGGAGTTTATCAATCTAAAAGTTTTATACCACTATCATTTTTATTAAAAAATAATGAACAAATAATTGGAATTGATTTATTCTTAAATCCAGAAGACTCAAGAATTTGTAATGGTACATGTGCGAATTTAATTAATTGGTCTGAAAAAATTTTAAAAAATATATACGGAGAAAATCTTAAAAATTTGAAATATAAATTAATACAAGCAAACTCACAAACTTTAATAAGTAATAATTATATAGACTATCTTAATAATAATTTATCATACAGAATTATACATATAGACGGAAACCATGAATATGATTGCGTAAAATATGATTTGGAGCAGTCTAAAAATATAATTATAAAAAATGGATACATTATATTAGACGATTATGGGAGTCATGATTTTCCACATGTAAAAACTGCTGTAGACGATTTTTTATTGAAAAATAAAAACTTTAAAATTATCAAAGTAATACACAATAAAATTATATTAGAATATATTTAATATCTTTATTTGCTAACAAAAAAATCTCAAATATATAATTAAATAAAGTATTTAAGGTGATGTAAATTATTTCTGCATTTTTGCAAGTATTTTTTATATTCATTATCATAATTATTAACAATTGATATGATTTTATTATAACCATTTTCAGCTATTCTTTTAGCCTCTAATTGATTATTAAGATAATAATTATATTTTTCTATAATATCATTTACATTTTTACAAATAATCCAATGCTCACCATCTTTAAAATGATCATAAAAAAATGTATGATGTTTTTGCGGTAAAGATAAATGAAAAACTACTGATTTAAAATAAAATTTTTTCCAAATAGCCCAAGAATAGTCATAATTATATTGATGCTCTGTTGGTAAATCTAGAATAAATTTATAATTAATATGTTCATCATAAGATATATTATTAATATTTGTGTTTTGTCTTGTAAATAATTTTTTAAATCCATTTTCTTTTAGAAGATTAATTGCATTTATTCTAAAGTTACAATTTAATGTCCCCATATATATAAGATCATTAGATTTAAATTCCCAATTATGATTTATCTTACTTTTTGATAAAAAATAATCATGATATTTTTTGCCATCTATTAATATAAAATAATTTGGTATACATATAATATTACAAGAGTCTTTTTCTAAACTAGTTGAAACTCCAATTTTTATATTATTGTTTTTTAATATATTAAATGTTTCATCTGAAATCCAATCTTTTAAATCAATAGACCCAATTCTTTCTGATGTTAAAATCAAATAAAATCCATCCTCATCTGGCATAACAGATGGATTATCTAAAATATATTTAACTAGTCTAGGAGATGTTTTTGACCACCAATCTTTATCGTTATTTTTATTTATAAAATATAATTTATTATTTTCTTTTTTAAGAAATAAAATTCTTTCTAATAAATCATTAATTTTGATCATTTGATATAAATATTATAAAATATAATTGACAAATATCTATGTTTTATATATAATATATTAATATGAATAAAATTAAAACACTAGTATTAATAGCACTATTTTCTGCCTCTTTAGGCTTCTCTGATTCTGGAACTCAAAGCGAGTCTACTCCAGTAGCAGATGGTTTTCTATCAGCGGGAGATTTAGTATTTGTTCGCCCAATCTCAACCGCAGCAACTATTGGTGCATTTGGAATTTTTGCAGTAGTAGCTCCATTTACTGAAATGGCTGGATGCACAGAGGAAACTTATGAAGGTCTTGTAGAAAAACCTGGAAAGTTTTCTTTTGATCGTGATCTTGGTGATTTCAAAAAGTAATATTTGCTAACGAGATTTAGCCAAATATATACTTATATTTGCTAACGCGATATTTCCAAATATAGTCATATTTGCTAACAGAAAAAAGCCAAATATATGAACGAAAAAAGTTCAAATAATGGTGCTGGAAAAGGCGATAAAGCAAGAAATTGTTTCTCTAATAGGTTTAAAGAAAACTTTGATAGTATAAATTGGTCAGACGAAAGAGATAAGTCGTTGATTAAAAAGGAATTAAAAAACCATAATGGTTCATCTACATATATTTACAAATGACAGACCCAAAAAGAGTTTTGGAAAATCGTGCAAGTTCCTCATACATAGCAGAATACTCTGCTCCAAAAATTGAGCTTGCTGATCTTGGTAAGCTACAACAAGTTAGACATTTAAATCTAAATAAAAAAATAGAAACTCGTTTAGAAGAAATTAAGACAGAGTATGATGCGTTAGTTTCTTTGCACGAATGGAATACTTTTGTTGATAGTTTTGAGTGCAGAATAGAATGTATCATAGGTCAAGATTATTATTTGTATGAAACAGAAGAAGGTAAGAAATTCTTATCTATTATTGAACCAGAAAGTTTTACTATTAAGTATAAGTATCACGGAGCAACAAGGTTAAATAGCTTTGGATTCTTTGAAAAAGTTTAATTGACAAGTTTGACAACTTATATTATATTTGAATAATGCGAAAAGGAGTTTGTTGCATTGTATTAAGTCTAACTGAACAAGATAATCCTATCAAGTTCAATACTATGACTTATGCTCGTTTCTCATCTATGGATAGGAAAGAAGCTCTTTCTACCTTATCTTCTAGAATATTAAACAATATGACTACTACATATCAATACATAAAGTATTGTGCAGACCATAATCATACTTATCGAATTTCTTCTGATCTATTTCCTCTTATTACTTATGACAAAGCAAATGTAAAGCTAGAAGATTTACCAGATTATCATAAAATATTAGTATCATTTGATAGTATCAAACATCTTATTCAATCTAGGAATGTAAGAGTATCTTGCCATCCTAGTGAATTTAATGTTCTTGCAAGTGATAACGAAAATGCCATAACTAAAACAATCAAAGAATTAAATCATTATGGTTGGTTTATGACTCAAATCGGTTGTCCTCTTAACTATGATTCTCCTATGAATATGCACATACATAATTCCAAGGGCAATCTAAATGACATAGTAAAGAAGTTTATGAGCAACTTTCAAAGACTATCAGATGATGTTAAGTCTAGATTAGTAATAGAAAATGATGATAAAGATACTTGCTGGTCAGTTAAGAAACTTATGAAGTATTTTCATTCTATTTCTAATATCCCCATTACTTTCGATTATCTTCATCACAAATGCCATTCAGATAATCTATCAGAAGAACAAGCATTTCATCTTGCACGAATTACTTGGGGCAATCATACTCCACTATTTCATTACTCCGAAAGCATTGATGGTCATAAGAATCCACGCAAACACGCAGACTACGCAAAGTTCTTGCCCAATACTTATGGTTATGATAATATAGATGTTGATTTTGAATTAAAGATGAAAGAACAATCTTTCGCCAAACTATGACTCATAAATTATATGAAATGTTTATTGTTATATTAGGTGTGATAGCTAATATTGTGCTTATTATAAATGCAATTCATCATTGGTAAAATTTGACAATATCTTAAATAACTATATAATATATTATATGGGTATGTTTAATTATATCAAAGTGGAGCAAGATTTACCTCTTAATGATGAGTTGAAAGCTCTTAATATTGATTTCAAGAAAGAAGAATTTCAAACAAAAGAACTAGAAGAAAGTCTTATGTCTACTTATATTATTCGTGATTATAGATTATTTGAATTAAAAATAACTAGCCATTGGGAAGATAATCCAGATTATGTAAAAGATGGTAGTAGATTTGGTGAATTTTTTAATAAGAATAAATTGGTAGAAGATAGTAGAGAAGAAGTTTTTAGAGATGATTATACTGGCACATTTACTTTTGGTGCTTACATCTCTGGCAAAACCAAGGAAAGCTATGATTACTTTCCAGACTGGAAATGCGTTGTAGTCCAAGGTTTATTAAGAGAAATATCCTTAATTAAGCCCATAGAAAAAAATTCATCTGGTCAAAGAATAGAGGCACAAGAATCTTTTATGAAAGAAATAGAAGATCACGAAAGAAAAATGAAATGTCCAGTTTATAGTTTTTATTTTAAATATTATGTTAAGACTATGAATCTTATTGAATGGAAACTTTCTATTGGGATTGTCAAGATTATTAATTTCTTGAATTGGCTACAATGGAAAGCAATTAGGAAAGCTATAAGATTTTTAAGCCCTAGATAATTCTCCTATGAAGGAGAAAATTTTAATTTTAAACAATACAGACTACCATACAGAAGTTGTTTTAGCTTTCTATGGAATATTAGAATCCAATAATTTTGATCCTTATATTTATTCTATTCATAATAATTATAATTTATTAGATTTACTTCAAAAATATAATTTAAATTATATTAAACAATATAGTCCAGATCATAAAAATAATTTTAAAAAAGCATTTTTAATTACTCCAATAAACGCCCACAAGGATAAAGCAAATCAAATACAAGAATCTAAATCTACTCCCAATTATGACAATAAAATTATACAAGATTTTAAATCTAAAATAATTTTACCGATACATAAACCCTCTCATATAAATAATTTTGATTTTTTAAAAAAAGATTTCACCAATCCTGTTTTAATAGGTTTAAGTCCTATGGCTCAAACATTTGGTTTAAATTATTTATTTCCATTAGATAATCCATTATCAAGAATTTTACCACAAAAAATAAAATTAAATCAAAAAATAAAAATTTTACTGATGGGAAGATTTAATTCTAAATTTAGGGATCTCTCCAATCTTATATCTTTAACAAAAACAAAAATTAATTCTCAAAGAGATTTTGAAATAAATATAATGGGTCAATACGCAAATAACATAGATTCTAATTTAAAAAATATTAAATATATAAATATAAAATCAGATTTAAATGAAATTGATTTCTATAACGAGATTAATGATTCAGATTATATTTTAAATCTTCTAGTCAATAATCCAACTAAAGGTTATTACTACGATGTTATAAGTTCAAATTACAACCATATTTTTTCTTTTAAAAAACCACAAATATGTTGCAATCTTTCTAATTTAATTTCTCCTAGTCCATCTATGATTTATCTTAATGAAAATTTTTTAAATTTTCACAAAGTTTTTGAAGATGCAATTAATATCTCGTCTATCAAATACGAACAAATGATAAAAAATTTTGATATTCCTATATCAAATATAAAAACT